TAAAGAACAATTATATTATGATACGGCAAAATCATTATCTAAAGATAGCACGATGGCACAGACAGCATGCTGGGCAGCAGTTACTGAGATTGCTAAGAGTGGAGATACAGGAGCAAAGGTAGGTGCAATTGCTCTAGCAGATAAATGCAAAAACGAAGTAATGAAAATAGAACCACCCAAGCGCAATTGGATTGGTTTGTGATCTAAAAAATAAGGCGAAGTAAATGGCAGATACTGTACATGGTATTAGAGTAGACTATTCTCGAGATAATCTGTTCGATGAATTAGGGCTAAAAAGATTAAAAGAAAGCTATATGAAGGAGGAAGAAAATAGTCCACAAGAAAGATTTGCTTATGTATCGGCAGCGTTTGGAAGTAATCCAGGGCACAGTCAGCGTTTGTATGATTATAGCAGTAAGCATTGGCTTAGCTATAGCACTCCCATATTATCATTTGGACGTTCAAAGCGCGGCTTACCTATTAGTTGCTTTTTACCTTATTTGGATGATAGTGCTGAAGGTTTGGTCAGTACTTTATCTGAGGTCAATTGGCTCAGCATGCTCGGTGGGGGAGTAGGAATTGGAGTTGGTATTCGAAGCGCTGATGATAAGTCTGTGGGGGTCATGCCTCATCTTCGCACTTACGACGCATCGTCACTCGCATATAGACAGGGCAGAACTAGGCGTGGTAGCTATGCTGCTTACCTTGATATATCTCATCCAGATATTCTCTTATTTCTAGATATGAGAAAGCCAACAGGCGATCCGAATATGCGAGCGCTTAATCTACATCATGGTATTAATATCACTGACGATTTTATGCACATCATCGAACGATGCATGATTGATCCAGCAGCTGACGATACCTGGGAACTGAAAGACCCACATGATGGTACGGTACGAGAAAAAATATCAGCTAGAGAATTATGGCAACGCATTCTTGAACTAAGAATGCAGACAGGTGAACCTTATATTCATTATATTGACACAAGTAACAAGGCAATGCCTGAGTTTCAAAAGAAACTTGGACTGAAAATTAGACAGAGCAATCTATGCTCAGAAATTATTTTGCCGACCGATAAAGAAAGAACAGCAGTCTGTTGTCTATCATCAGTAAATTTGGAGTACTATGATGAATGGAAAAATAGTAAACTATTTCTTCGGGACGTTGCCGAGATGCTTGATAATGTATTGCAGTACTTTATTGACAATGCTCCCGATACTGTATCTAGAGCTAAATATTCTGCTGCTAGTGAGCGTAGCATTGGTGTGGGCGCTCTCGGCTTCCATGCTTACCTACAGCGCAATGGTGTACCTTTTGAATCCGCCCTCGCAGTAAGCAAAAATAAACAAATGTTCAAAAATATTCGTGAAGGATTAGATCGTGCAAACCTTGACCTTGGAAAGGATCGTGGTGAAGCTCCTGATGCTGTGGGCACTGGGCGTAGGTTCAGCCACCTTATGGCTATTGCTCCCAATGCTTCATCATCCATTATTATGGGCAATACCTCTCCTAGTATTGAACCTTATCGTGCTAATGCTTATCGTCAAGATACTTTATCAGGCGCACATCTTAATAAGAATAAGTGGTTAGATATTATTATAAAGGAAAAATGTAATGCCGATTCTAAGTTGGACTATAACGAAATCTGGTCAAGTATCATCGCAAACGATGGCAGCGTTCAACATCTCGAATTCCTCTCAGAATGGGAGCGCGATGTATTTAAGACGTCAATGGAAATCGACCAGAGATGGATTGTACAGCATGCCGCTGATCGCCAACAGTATGTGGATCAGGCGCAAAGTGTCAATCTCTTTTTCAGACCAGACTCAAACGTCAAATATATTCATGCAGTCCACTTTATGGCGTGGAAGCAAGGGCTTAAAACGTTATACTACTGCCGCTCAGAGAAGATTGGCAAAGCTGATAAGGTCTCTAGAAAAATCGAAAGGCAAGTGATTGAAGAATTAGATATGAAAAAATTAGCAACCGAAGACATTTGTATTGCATGCGAGGGCTAAATGAGTTTTTTAGTATCTAACCTGCCACCCGTTCATTGTTATATTAGAAAAGAATTTTTATATGATTTTGAAAAGGGACATGGAGAATTTGAGCCATGTATTTGGGTTAGTATTAAAAGCCTAAGAAGCCAAGCATTTCGTATTGAGGCTTACTTGCCTAATTATGGTGCACTTTATGATAAGTTACCTCTACATGCTTTTGTATCAAGAACAGATAATTTAGAAGCGGATAAATTCCTTAGCCTCGACACATTACAAATATGGGATTGCTTTAGTTATGATCTAACCGTTATACAAAAAGCTTTCCTTAGAAATCTTAGTTGTAAATTTTATGCTAAGAATAAACAATGGTATCAGGGCAATTATATGTTCACAGTAGATAATGCTAGCCCTGATCTAAATATACTAGATACAAGTTACAGTGAATGGCCTGAAGATCATAAGTCATTTAATTTTATAGAATTAGATAATGGACAATATGCAGCACAACCTAATAATAGAACAATATTCTATGATGCTGCCAGCAATCCAAAAGAATTATTATTCCCAGATTTTAGAGTGTGTACTAAAAAGTACGTTGTTGAAACTAACCCGAAATGGTTCTTAGGGGACACTAATACGGTGATGTATGAGCAAGATAATATTACTTAAAGACGTCTATGAAATGAAGGAACAAAAGGAAAAAGAACTTTTGTTCTATAAGGAAAAGTTAGAAGAATTACAAAGTAAAGTTTATTGGTTGGAGAGAGATATATCTTTGACAAAAAACATTATAAGAATGATCGAGGAAGAAAAAGTAAAAAATATAACAGAGGGTAAAAATGAAACTACTTAAGTTCTACGGAGAATGGTGTGGCCCATGTAAAACACAAAACAGTATTATAAAAAATTTAGGTGATAGAGTAACTGTTGATATAGAAAATATAGATATCGACGAGGAATTTGATAAAGTGAAATCTTGGAAAGTAACATCAGTACCTACCATGATTCTTGTTAATGAGGACGGGGAAGTAAAAAGACATACAGGCGTTTTAAAAGAAAAGGAATTTTTAAAGTTTATAGCAAATGATTAAAAAAGCAAAATTAACACTAACAGACGAACGTCAAGCATTTAAACCTTTTAACTATCCATGGGCATACGAGGCATGGCTAAAGCATGAACAGATGCACTGGTTGCATACAGAAGTTCCAATGCTTGAAGATGTAAAAGATTGGAAAAATAAATTAACAGATGATGAAAAGAATTTTCTAACTCACATCTTTAGATTTTTTACTCAGGGCGATGTAGATGTTGCAGGTGGATATGTCAAAAATTATCTACCATACTTCCCTCAACCTGAAGTGAGAATGATGTTGGCTGGGTTCGCCGCCCGTGAAGCATTACACATCGCAGCATATTCACATCTAATTGAATCACTTGGCATGCCGGATACAACTTATAACGAGTTTCTTGCTTATGCCGAAATGCGAGAAAAGCATGATTACCTTTTGGATATCAGCTCGAAGAATAGTACTAAACAATCTACAGCTGAGCACATCGCTGCATTTAGCGCGTTTACGGAAGGCATGCAGCTCTTTAGTTCTTTTATTATGCTTCTTAATTTTCCTCGTCATGGTGTAATGAAAGGAATGGGACAAATTGTTACATGGTCTATTGCTGATGATACAATGCATGCTGAGTCAATGATCAAATTATTCAGAACATATATAGAAGAAAATAGAGAAATCTGGAATGACGATCTTAAATCTAAAATTTATACCATTGCAACTAAGATGGTGGATTTGGAGGATAAGTTTATTGATCTGGCATTTGGCATGGTACGCGTGGCTGATCTGGACGCTAGTGACGTTAAACAGTATATCCGCTATATTACTGACCGTCGCCTTATTAGCTTGGGTCTCAAAGGAATCATGAAAGTTAAAAAGAATCCATTACCCTGGGTAGAGGAAATGCTTAATGCTCCTACACATACCAACTTCTTTGAAAATAGAGTTACTGATTATGCTAAAGGAAGTTTAACAGGTGATTGGAAAGATGTGTGGGGTAAAGCAGCGTGATACCAAGTCTGATTCCCTATAAATTAGATCCTTATATTAAAGAAGTTGTTACTGAATTTGCTCTTGCTAATGAAGATCTTTTTATTTGGAATCATTCTAATACTGAGCAAAAATTAAGACGTTACTGTGATTTGAATAAAGTAAAAACTGATATTTCAGACATAGTCGAGGAGTATTCTCAAGAATTGTATAAACGTCTTAATATGACCACCATTTTAACTGAACCTATGTTTGGTAATTTTGTAGGTGTAAACTTTAGTGGTGGATCAGTACATAATCATACTGATCCAACTATAGAAGGTTACAATCACGTTAGATTAAATTTTTTAGTATCTAAACCATCATCGGGTGGTATGCCTATTATTAATGATAAAGAATATAGTATAGATGAGAACCTGGGGTGGGTTAACTTGGCTAATAAATACAGACATGCCTCAACTGTAGTAGCAGGAACAACACCAAGAATTTTATTAAGTTTAGGTAAGTATGTAATTAAAGAAGAATCTGATCATTATGAAAATTTGTATAGATAGCTATGGAAGAGAAACTTGAAAATTTTGTCAAAGTAAGAAGAGATATTTGTAAAGATTGCGAACATAATAAACCAATTATAGGCGTTAATACTTGTGAACATTGTGGCTGTGTCATAAGATTTATGACAATGGTCAAAATTAAAAAATGTCCTATTGGTAAATGGCAAAGAGAAAAATGATACATCATGCACACCTTGAAGTAGCACAAACTTATGCTAGACTTTCAAAAGCTAAAAGATTAAAAGTCGGCGCTATAGTTGTTAAAGACAATAGAGTAATAAGTATAGGATATAATGGCACTCCAGCTGGATGGGATAATAACTGCGAGGATGAGGTTAAGGAGACAACTAACTGTATACTTGATACAGGTGGTCCTTTGTATCCTATTACATCAGTCAATCTTAAAACTAAGCCTGAAGTCATTCATGCAGAAGCTAATGCCATCGGCAAAATTGCTAGATCAAATGAATCAGGCCTTGATGCTGTTATGTACATTACTCATTCTCCCTGCTTTGACTGCGCAAAACTTATACACATAGCAGGCATTAAAAAAGTTTACTTTAGAACTCATTATAGAAATGAAGATGGTATAAATTTTTTGAAAAAATGTAATATTGAAGTGGAGAAATTATGAAAAACCTAAAGACCACGGCAAATAGAATAGGTATTACATGTTCTACTTTTGATCTTTTTCATGCAGGACATATTGTAATGTTGGAAGAAGCAAAAAGACAATGTGATTATCTAATAGCAGCAATACAAGTTGATCCTACATTAGATAGGCCAGGTAAAAAGAACAAACCTGTACAATCTATAATTGAAAGACAAATTCAAGTGGGTGCTTGTAGACATGTTGATGAAATTATAGTGTATTCAACTGAAAAAGAATTAGAGGATATCTTTCTAACCTTTCCTTTAGATGTAAGAATTATTGGCGAAGAATATAAAGATACTAATTTTACTGGTAAACAGATCTGTATTGATCGTGGTATAGAAATGTACTACAACAAGAGAGATCATTATTTTAGTTCAACTGATCTTCGTACTAGAGTATTTGAAGCAGAACTAAAAAGGAGAGGAGCAAGTATATGGGACGAAAGAACCACTTCGAATGCGTCGAATGTGATGCCGTCTTCAAAATAAAGTATGATTTAGATGAAGATTACTACAAAGTTCAGCACTGCCCATTTTGCGGCGCTGAGATAGATGAGGATCAGCAAGATGAATACGAGGATGATGAATGAATAATATAAACAATTTTAGATGGCATTTGTCTGAGCCAGAGAGTTCTGAACTTTGGTGCTATAATGATGGATTTTTTACTAGCGAAGAATGTGATAAAATTGTAGAATTATGTGAAAAGCATATCCAATTAGATAGCGGTAGAGTCGGTGATGCTATTCAAGAAAAAGTTGACGATACAATTAGAAAAAGTAAAATAGGATTTTTGCCTATCCTAGAAGATACAGAATGGATTTTTAGAAAATCCACAAGTGTTGTACTGGATATTAATAAGACTTTTTATAATTATGACTTGGAATATTTAGAAACATTACAATATACTACCTATGATCATAACAATGAGTTCTATGGTAAGCATATTGATATGATGTATAAATCCTTCAATTATAGAAAATTAAGTTTTAGTCTACAATTAAGTGATGAGAATGAGTATGAAGGCGGCGATCTAATTTTACATACTGGAAGTAATAATGTAATGCCTAAGAAAAAAGGTATGATGGTATTATTTCCTAGCTGGACATTACATGAAGTAACACCTGTTACTAAAGGTCATAGAAAGGCGCTTGTAGGCTGGGTGTGTGGTCCTAGATTTAAATGAAACCCTGTCCAAAATGTGGTATTGAGCATAATAAATCTGGAAAATTTTGTTCCAGAAAATGTGCCAATTCTAGATCTTGGACAGATGAGCATAAACAAGTATTTTCAGAAAGACAAGCTGCCTATATGGCAAGTGAAAGAGCGGAGGGTCACAAGGTAAAACGCTCTATACAAATGGAAATGATGGCTAAGGCAGGCAAATCATTTAATTCCAAAGCAGTAGAAGATCCTGAAGATGTAATGACAAATCCAGATGATTATTATTTTGCCCCGCCTTTTGACCCAGGCAGAGGGTATGATGTAGATGATGGTGCAGTGTGGGAGGAGGTTGACCGTTAATAAATACTGTTTTGAATGGTATTTATATGTGGTTTTATAATAACGAAGTATTTACTGATCCTGGCGAATATTATGGATTCGTGTATCTAATAGAGAATCTTGCTAATGGTAGAAAGTATATAGGCAAGAAACTTTTCATATTTACCAAAACTAAAGTAGTCAAAGGTAAGCGCAAAAAAATAAAATCCCCATCTGATTGGCAAACATACTGGTCATCATCTGATGAATTAAAATCAGATGTTGCTAAATTAGGCGAACATAATTTCCGAAGAACTATACTGCATCTTTGTAAAAATAAAGGTACGTGCAATTACTTGGAGGCTCGTGAGCAATTCGAAAGAAGAGTTCTGGAGACTAATGAGTATTATAACGGCTGGATAAGTTGTAAGATAGGTAAGACTCAAGTTAAATTGGCATAATCTTCATCTAATCTTCATCTTAAAATAGCAGTTTTTAAGGTAAATATTAATGAGGTATATTTTATAGGAGATACCATGAAAAAACTATTAGCCGTTTTACTTTTTCCCTTGATGACTATAGTAGCAAATGCAGCAGAAATTACTGGTGCTGGTGCAACCTTTCCGTATCCCATTTACGCCAAGTGGGCTGAAGCATATCACAAAGCCACAGGCAATACTTTAAACTATCAAAGTATTGGTAGTAGTGGGGGTATTCGTCAAATCAATAACAAGACAGTTACTTTTGGTGCGTCAGATGCTCCAGTTAAAGGAGAAGACCTTGACAAATTGGGTCAAGTTCAATTCCCTGCTATCATCGGTGGCACAGTGCCTGTCATCAATCTTGATGGCTTCAAGCCGGGTGAACTTCGCATCACAGGACCTGTCATGGCAGAAGTGTTTATGGGAAACATTACCAAATGGAATGACCCTAAACTACAAGCATTGAATCCAGGTAAAAAGTTACCGGATATGAATATCACAGTTGTTCATCGTGCTGATGGTTCTGGTACCACTTTTAATTGGACCGACTATTTAACTGTCATTAGTCCAGAGTGGGAGAAACGTGTGGGACGTGGTGCTGCTGTAAAATGGCCTGCTACTAGTTCAGTTGGTGGCAAAGGCAATGAAGGTGTTGCTGCCAATGTAAATAGAATTAAAGGTAGCATAGGTTATGTAGAATATGCCTATGTAAAGAAAAACCTTATGAATTATATGCTTTTACAAAATAAACACGGAACTTTTGTAGCACCAGATGATTTAACATTTGCAGCAGCTGCTGCAGGCGCAGACTGGTTCAGTGTTCCAGGTATGGGACTTAGTATTGTAAATCAAGGCGGCAAGGATACTTGGCCTGTAACTACAGCAAGTTTTATTATCATGTATAAAGACCCTGCTGATAAGAAAGCTAGTCAAGAAGCAATAAAATTCTTTGACTGGTCTTTTAAGAATGGTGCTAAATTGAGCGCTGAGCTAGACTATGTGCATCTGCCAGAGCTATTGCAAAATCAAATTAGACAAAAAGTTTGGAGTCAAATTAAATAAATACTTATTTAGGAGACGT